AAAAATCTTTTATGACATCAATAACCTCAACTTTAACTTCATTTTTATTATTAGCAAGTCTTCTATCAACATTAACTTCAAATTTAACTCCAAAATTTACAACATATCCAGAAAAAATATTAGGAGAATCTTCAGTACCTAGATTTATCCCAAAAGAAATATGATCATTTATCATCCTATATTGATTCAGATAAGTCATTACATTTTGTAATATTAACTGTGGAGTTTGGATTAATTGTTTACTTTGGTTATATGATAATACATTAACTTGTAAACCACCCTGATCATCAATTCTTTCTACATAAGCTTTAGCGATACTACCAAATTTTGTCGGAAGATTCATTATTCTAGCTTGATAAT